TACTAAGTAAATAAATCCTTGTCGAACGATAGCTGCGAGTAGTGGAACTACCATAAGAACGGCTACTACTGTTAAATAAGAAAAAGACGAGTGAAGTAAATAACAAATGGGCGAAATCAAACGCGGAGAGTTTTATCCCTAATATATTCACTGCTCGCTGAGACTTATTGAGGATAACTCAAACAGGCATTAGGGACATAGCGTATCTATGTGAAGTGTCAAAACCTCCAAGCCATAAGACTTTTGTTCACGCAAGCAGGCACGCATGAGTAGTTGATGAACTAAATACGAAGTGCGAATCAAAACACCATATTTGAACCCAGCCCGTGTGCTGGGTTTTTTTATGCCTAGTGAAAAATAAATCTTGACATGGCACTGAAGGCGTGATATAATATACATAATAAAAAAATAACAAAAGAATTTTACAAGGAGTAGCGACATGAACTTAACATTTTTAACCAAAACAGACAAAGAGCTTCATGCTATCCGTTTTCAACAAGACACAGATGGCAAACTAGCAAGACAAGAAATTACAAGAAGAAAGCTAGTAGGCTATTGCGACGGCACAGCAATACAAAAGATAGATGCCAAAGCTCCTATTGAAGAGCCAGAAAGCACAGTAGGAACAAGCCCAGACAGAGTTTACGCAGTAGGCGTAAGGAGAACAAGATAATGGCTTGTGGAACAAAGTGGAGAAACGAAGCTAACAAACGCAGAAGAGCTAAACGAGTATGGAACTTATTAGTAAGAAAACGAAGCGTTATGGAGCAAGAGCCTGAAGTCCACGAAAGTGAGTGGGATAGGCACGAAAGACATATGAAACCAATCAGGGAGGCACAAAAGCGTAATGATAGTTGATTATGGCACAGAACTAGGGGTTCGCTTAATTAGAAGTATAGATATAGATGGGCTAGTGCATCTATTAGTCAAGAAAGAACCCCAACTAGCACAGGAGTTATCAGACAAGATAGCATTTCAAATACAAGACAATCAAATTACAGGAGAAGAAGATGCCAGCTAAATTCAAACCAAGCGATAGGGATTACCCTAAAGATGCGCGAGGCAGACGCATGAACACGCAAAATCCAGTAAAGAAGTGGATACACCACTACTTGAAAAATCAAAGCAACCAAACATTATTAGACGCTATCAATAGTGATAGAACTAAGCCAAAACACAGAACTAAGTATAGAAACGAATTAGTTAGAAGAGGCGTGAAGTTAGTTTACCAAATGGAAGACGGCACACAAATTGAAAGAACTAATCTAGCTCTTATGCAGTATGCTAAGGAACAAAACAAGAGGTTTTTTAATGCCAAGTAAAGACGCACAAGCAATATACGAATTGAATAAGCTATCCGTATCACAAAATGATGGCGTAGTTAGAAAAGGCGATGGCACAATAGTGGGTAGTCAAAAGTGGCTAATAAATGCAGACTACTCGCTAGATTGCAAAGAAGGCGAAGACTTTATAGTTAACGCAGTTAGCGAAGAAGAGGCAGTAGCTAAAGTAGAAAACCTATTGGAAGGAGTAGCAAAACGAAAAGGTATGGAATTAGGTTCTATATTTATAAACTTTGCCGCTACAAAGGAGACGATTGATGGCAAAAGATAATGTAATTCCTTTTCCAAACCAAAAGCAAAAGAGCATGAAAGAAAAAGCTAAAATGATGCAGATGCGAATTGATGAAATTGACATAGAGAACAAGTATATTGAAGATGATATTCAGTATCTACAAAATTCTTTGAAGAAAAATCATGAAGAAGCAGAGAATATTCTGAAAGAGTTTGCTATCATGAATGGTGAGAATTTCTTTTCTGCTGGTGAAGAGCCTGTAATCGGGTTCGAGAATGAGTGGGGAGATGACTTCGAGTTTACTCCCGACTTTGACTTGCCAGAGCTAGAAGAAACAAAAGACGAAACAACACAAAAGTGGGACGAGCTAAGTGAAAAACTGGACGATGCAGCTAAAAAGTTGTCAGATGCAGTAATTCAACTAACGCTTGACCTTGATATTAACAACGATAAACCAAAGGACAAAGACTAATGGATTTTATAAAAATGGGTAAAGAAGAAAGCATAGACTATCATGTGGATAAAGATGGCATGCTTACCATAAAAATAGACACCACAAAAGAAATCGGACCTAGCGCAAGTGGGAAAACTACTCTCATAGCTAGCAGTGGCGGTAATGCAAAATTAGATGTAGGCATAAATGTAGACTGTTATTTAGGCTTAAATTTATACTATAAATAATGGCGGCTAACTATACAAGCGAGCAGGTAGAAGAAATGACTTCAGCTTATTTACACAATCCTACTAGAGAAACAGTAGATATTCTAGCGGATAAGTATAATAAGAGTATTAAATCTATCATAGGTAAACTATCTCGGGAAGGCGTTTACCAAAAACAAGTCTATAAAACTAAAACAGGCGAAGTGCCAATGACAAAACAAGAAATCGTTGGCATGATGGCTGAGTTATTAGATATAGATAGTAGTAAAATTATGGGACTTGAAAAAGCCCCAAAGCAAGATATTAAGTTCTTAAGCGAAGTAGTATCTAAAAGAATATTGGAGGCTCAGAATGGCTGACCATGTGATGAAAAAATATATAGCTAAAGTTGAAAAGACTGTATTTATAATGGAAGAACTAGAGATTTTAGCAGAAACTGAGAAAGAAGCAGAAGAATTACTAGATGATTACTGTTGTGATGAGGATAATGAGAGGATAACTCTCAGAGAAACTGAAGAACAAGAAGTTGATGTAAATATGAGCTGGATAGATTCTAGTGAAGAATTATCAGTTGATGAATTTATGGAAATTGATGGAGGTCAAACTGCTTACAGGGACTGAATTAGCTAAGCTAGCTAATGGAGAATTAGTGTTAGGGCAATACGAAGAAGTAGAAAAATACGCAGACGAACAAAATACCTGTGTAGATAAGTATTTTGACTATGTAAATCCTAGCACAGTCTCTAGCAAGTTTAAATATATAGGGAAAGGTGTGAATCCATATGCAGTAGCTAAGCCTATTTATATAAATGAGCTAGATGGAGTAGATAAGTTTGGCAGACAAAAGTATAAGTTCGTAGGCTATAGGAACTTTAAAGAGAAATTTTAATGAAAAAGAAGCGAAACAAATTAAGAAACCCCGTTGCTAGACATAACCAATGTCGTGGCGGGTTTCACTCACCCAAAAAATATAGTAGGAAAACTAAGTATAAAAACGAAGTGTCTTAACTAAACCGTAGCGGGGTTGTTCAACCTATCAAACGCTAGTATCTTAACTAAACCGTAGCGGGGTCGCTAAAATTGTAATAGCTAGGGGAAATTTCTTGAAGTTTTCAGGAGTTTAGTTGCAATTTAATGCAGTCAATTAAGGTAAGTAAGGAATTAAAAATTTTGAATTGGTGAAAGTTATTGAACTTTATGAGGAGGGAAAATTGACGGTTTTTTAGTCAATTAGTTTTAGTGTTTTTGACCCCGCTTATTAAGTTTAAATCGTGGTCAATATGATTGATTTAATCGCATAATACACAACATTTAACAGAGACATCAGACTTCGAGTCATCTCTTCTGGGGAAGAGCTGCCTCTCGTGTGATGCTCTTTAGTTAGGTTTTGTTGAATTGTATGAATATCAGTTATCTGTGTTATTATCAATTATTGTATATATTATACCACAATTTTAGCTAAATAGCAAGTAGTATTTTTGGTGATGTCATTGAAAGGATTGACTGTGAGGGGTTTATCTAACATAAAAAAGTGTAATATTTCATGTAGTTATCATTTTTTGAAGGGTAGGCGGTCCTTTAACCTTAATGGTTGAAGTTGAGTTTCTTTATTTCGCTTTGCTTCTCTGCGCTTGGCAGCGTTTTTAAGCCTCTGTTTTCGTTGTGCTGGCTTCTCGTAATACTCTTTTTTCCTTATATCGTCCATTAGTCCACTTCTTTTGACTTTATTTCGGAATTGCCTTAACATTCTATCAAAATTGTAATTTGAGTTATTCTGCTTTCTTCTCATTTACGCCTGCGAGTGGAATCGAAAGTCCAGCCTCGTTTGCGTAGGTATTGAACTTTGGAATATATGGCAGTCGGAGTCTTGTTTAGACGAACAGCGAGACTATTAGTATCTGCTGTGCCATATTCCTTTTTGAGTAGGCGGACTTCCGAGTCAGTCCACTTGTTATTTGCAATTTTCATATGACTATTATAGCAAAATATAGAGCAGAAGTCAAGAACTATTTTCAGTTGGGGTGTATAAAAATCTTGACTTGGCTTAGATAATTTAGTATAATAGAAGTATGAAAAATGAAATGAACATAACCAAATTGGAAGAACAACAAATTCTGCTCAATCAAATCGTTGAAGAAGATTTTGGCAGAGTTGCAGTTATTCTCGAAGGTCGCGATACAGCTGGAAAGACAGGCACTATTCGTGAACTTACGCACTATCTACCAACAAGTAAGTATTCTATATCCCTTAGTAGTAAACCTAACGCATGGGATATGAAACACTGGCTTAAGTCATGGAAAAGAAAGTTGCCTAGTAAGAATCAAATAGTGTTTTACGATAGGAGTTGGTATTCGCGTGCTATGGTTCAACAGTTGAATGGCTGGTGCACAGACAAGCAATACAACAAGTTCATGGAAGAAGTTTTAAAATGGGAGAATAAACAGAAAGATATTACCTTTATCAAACTATGGCTGAGTATTTCAGAAGAAGAACAAGCTGTTAGAATTGGTAATAGACAAGTATCTCCTCTAACAAAATGGAAATTTTCACCAAATGATGCTGTTGCACTCTCAAAGTATGACCAAATGACTATTCTAAAAGAAAGGGTATTCACTACACTTGGGGAGTGGCATAGTATAGATTACAACGATAAAAAGGCTGGAAGGCTAAAACTTATCACTAAAATAGTTGAAAAACTATGCAAATAAGGAAAATAAATGGAATGGCAAATAACTTGGATAGTATTCACAGCGTTGGCTAGTGGGCATATTATGTTCGGTGTCGGACGCAGAGTCGGAATAGGAAATACATTAGACTATTTGAAACAAAAAGGAGACATTGACTTTGACGACTGAAAAATATTTCTTGACAAGATGGTGTAATTTTGGTATAATTATATAGTGAAATTTATAAAATTTTACAAGATTTAGCGTGCAGAAGTAGGAACTGCCATAAAAAATACCTACTATGTCTGGCACGAGTAGGAAACAAAGCTTTCCGAGGGCGAGGTTAGGAGTCTCACTTCCACCAGTGAGCGGGTTTTGTTAGACATATTTTTTTAATAACCGAACTACCGAAAGGAGTTCACAGGGTGTGCCGAAAGGACACCACAAAGGAGAAACCAATGACTGGATTAACAGCATTAAACTTTAATGATTTCGACAAACTATTTGTCGGATTTGATCGCTTACACAATGAGCTAACGAGAAGAGCGGAAACCTCCCCTCTTACTAACTACCCTAGATACAACCTAGTGGCTATCGGAGAAGATGCATATCGCATTGAGATGGCATTGCCAGGCTGGAAAAAGGACAACATTGATATCAAGCAACACAAAAATAAGCTTACCATTGAAGGTAGAGAAAAGCAAGAGTTAGATTCTGAAGAGGAGCGCTATATCCATAAGGGATTGAGCGGTAAAACCTTTAGTAGAATCTTTACGCTTGGCGATTGGGTAGAAGTATCTGACGCTGGTTTTCAAAATGGTATGTTAGTAGTAAACTTACAGGTAAATACACCTGATGCAGAGAAGCCTAAAACAATAGAGATAGGCTAAGGAGAATACAAATGCAACAAGCAAAACGATTCTTGAATCGTTATGCAAGTGTGCAAGCGTTTCAAGAAATTAAAGCAAAATACTGTCCCGATGGACAAACTTGTGAAATTATCATTATGTTTGGAATTATGATTGGATTTATGTATACAGCGATGTTACCCATATTATGAAAATAACAGATGATGCATTAGCAAAGTTAAAAGAAAGAACTGCCTCAAGCGATGCTTGGGGCGTTCGACTCTCAATCAAAGGTGGAGGGTGTGGAGGCTATACATATGAGTTAAGTTATGCAGAGATGCCAGATTTAACTGATGTGGTATATGACAACATCTTAGCAATAGATAATTTAAGTAATAGTTATCTATTAGACGCCACACTAGAGTGGCAAATAAATGGACTACAAGAAGAATTTGTAATCCAAAATTTAAAAGAAGCTGGACGCTGCGGTTGTGGGGAAAGCTTCTACATGGAATAAATATGAAAACAAGTCAAAAAGGAATAGATTTAATTAAACACTTCGAGGGTTGCGAACTAAAAGCATATAAATGCCCAGCAGGAGTATGGACTATAGGCTACGGACACATTAAAGGTGTGCAAGAAGGCGATGTAATCACAGAGCAACAAGCAGACGAAATGTTAGTAGAAGAACTAAATGAGTATGAAAACTATATTAATACGCTAGTTACAGTTCCGTTAAATCAAAATCAATATGACGCATTAGTATCATGGGTTTATAACTTAGGTAGTAGTAATCTTAATTCAAGTACGCTACTGAAAGTATTGAACTCAGGCGACTATGCAGGTGTTCCAGAACAGATAATGAGATGGAACAAAGCAGGTGGGAAAGTCCTAGAAGGACTTACTAGAAGAAGACAAGCTGAGGCAGACTTATTTGGACATTAACTTTGAGGGTAATTCCTACCACATAGGACAAGTTATGTGGGACGCAATGCTAGCACAGGCGGCAGAGCGTGGAATGACTATTGATGAGTATATTGCTGAAGCATTTACACTATTAAAGGAAAAGAAATTACTAAAAGAGAAAAGACAGGAGAACTTGGATTTGGTAGTAGACACTACCGACCACTCACAGACGGATTAACTATAAAGCCTAGCGAAATTAATGGGTTAGGCTTACATACCCTCGAACCTCTAAAGGCGGGCATATATTTAGGAGAAACACATATTTGGGAAACAAATAGGTGGAACTGGATAAGAACACCACTTGGAGGATTTATTAATCACAGTTCAAATCCTAATTGTTTTATAAATACAAATATACACTATCATAATGGACAACAAAGAGAGTTGTATACTGTAAGACCAATAGAAGCAGGTGAAGAACTAACAGTCTACTATACAGTAGGATATGATGACATTCTATGACAAACCCACTAAACGATACTCTTGAAGAACAACAAAGAGTAATAATCTGTGAACAACAGAAAGAAATTAACAAATTAAGACAAAGCATTATACAGTTGCAAAGTATGGTAGCAGTAGAAAACGAAGCTAAGTACCGAGCATATGTAAAAATTGCTGATTTACAACAGGAACACAATGGCAGACAAAACACAAATACATAGAGTAGAACTAGTAGTTCAACTAGATGACAGAGATGTAGGAGAATGGGTAGACGAAATTTATGAACTAACTAATAATGTAGTAGTTGATGTAACTAGCAACCCAATAAAAGTAATATCCTCCGACACAACACCCTTAGATATTGAATCACCAGAGAATAAATGGATAAAAGATATTCTCGATGCAAGCTGAATTAAATAATCTAAAGGTAGCTATAAAAGTACTCGAAGAAAACCAAAAGGCAACTAAGAGTCCTTCACTATGGCAAAGCTACGAAGACGAGTTAATACTACTTCGTAAAAGACTGGGAGAGTTAGAATGTCGAACGGACAAAACATAGGACAATTCTCTGGAGACATGGACAGAAACGAAGTTGAGATAGACCTTAACAAGTTTATGGCTTTACTCCAAGAAAAGTCTGAACTCAAAGATAGAATTAGAGAATTAGAAGATATAAGTAATGTAAACCCTTTTCAAAAGGTAGTGTTTTTAGCACAAACCGTTGATAGTTGGAGAATATTTCCAAGAGCGTTTCTAAGTATTTATATGTTTCTTCTCTATTATGCAACATTTTGGTTCATGGATTTACCAGAACCATCATTAGAACAATCGGGTTTAATATCAGTATTAGTCGGAGCAGGCGCAGCTTGGTTTGGATTATACGCTGGAACACACAAAGCCCCAACAGCAGGACAAAAAGATTAGTAGAAATGTTAGTAGTAGAAATTTACAGTAAGGACAACTGTCCTTTTTGCGATAAAGCAGTGCATTTAGCAAAGTTAAAAGGCTTAGACTTAACAGTTAAAAAGCTAGGAGTTGACTTTGAAATGCCTGATATGATGGAAAAATTTCCTTCTGCTAGAACATTTCCACAAATAATCCTTGACGGCAAGAGCATTGGGGGATATACAGAATTTGAGCAACTGTTCAAATGATTGAGATATTTCACAATGTTCTCACCGAGAACCACCGAGAAGAAATTTATATGCATGCTATTAATGCGGATTATAAAATAGGGTGGGGAGACACATCAACTTTTGAGTATAGACAATATCCTTGCCTACACTCAGACATTAGCAGACCAGATTGGAGACAACTAGATTTTATTGCAGGCATACAAAACGAGCCTATGAAAGACTTAATAAAAGACTTACAGTTCGATAAAGCAGTAATAAACTTAGCTACTCCCTCATCAATTCAATTCCCCCATACTCATGGGACATCAACAGTAATAACCTATTACATAAATCCAGATTGGAAAAAAGAATATTATGGAGAAACAATTTTCTATGATGATTCTATGACACATTGTATAGGCACCTCTCTGTATCACACAAACTCTGCCGTTGTATTTGATGGCAAGATACCTCATTCTATTCGACCAGCTTCACATATAGCCCCTAGCTATAGATTTAGTTTATCAGTATTTTACCGACAAAAGAACTTTATTGAAGAAGCAAAAAACAGTTCTTGACATCGCCCCCAAAATTTAGTATAATACATATATGAATATTTTTATACTTGACGAAAATATAGACAAGTGTGCAGAAGCTCATGTAGACCGCCATGTCATAAAAATGATATTAGAGTCGGCACAAATGCTTTGCACTACACATTGGATAAACAAGTATTTAGGCGATATACCTAGAAAATTAGAATCAGATGAATGGAATAAAGTTAAAGAACAAAAACAAAACGAGCCAAGGGATTATCCTTATCTCCCTACTATGCACAATCACCCTTGTAGCATATGGGTACGCGAGAGTCTCGACAACTATGAATGGCTCTACTGTTTGGCACTCGCCCTTGACGAAGAATACGGAGTCAGATATGGGAAGTCCCATAAATCAGTGCGTGATGTCATATTATTATTACCCGACATCAGTATTCCACGGCGTGGACTTACACCATTTGTACAAGCTATGCCAGACGAACTTAAAGGAAAAAACACAGTTGAAGCCTACAGAAGATTCTACCACAAAGACAAAGCAACCTTTGCCAGCTGGAAAGTAAGAGGCAAACCACATTGGTGGAACGAGGAGTATGCAGACTATGAGAGTCGTATTACAAGATAATCCTTATATATCAGTATATTTTCCATCTAATTGGACACAAGAAAAAATAGATATTTGGTTAGCCAAATGGTATAAAAATAACAACCAAACACATTAAGGACAAAATGACAGACACAGAACAAAAACAATTTAATCACTATGGAGATTTCGTAGTGTCAACAACCTCAGATGAAAGCTTAAGCACAGTAGCATTAGTAGATAGATTACTGGATTTAGATATACATACGCCAGTAGAGTTTTCTCAACTATTAACTGCTTCGATTGGTATGCAAGCCGAGTCTGGAGAGTTTTCAGAAGTAATCAAAAAGATTATTTTTCAAGGAAAAGAATTCAATGAACAAGAAAGATTCCATCTCATGCGTGAATTGGGAGATGTCTTGTGGTATTGGGTGCAAGGCTGCAAAGCACTTGGGTACACACCTCAACAAGTAATGGAAGAAAATATTAGAAAATTAGAGAGCAGGTATCCAAATGGGTTTGAAGTTGTGCGTAGTGAAGTACGCAAAGAAGGTGATATATGAGTATAGTAATGATGAAACAACACTACCACACCTTCCAAGATGGCGACCGTACAGCAGAAGTATGGAAAACAAATAAAGGAGAATGGGCCACTAGACACTATGATAAACAAGGTGGTAAAGCAAGTGTATGGATAAAAGATATAGTTCATACAGGACATAATGAAATATGGGCAGAAAATGCCGCAGAGAACTGGGTTCTAAAGGTGGGTGAGTAATGGAAACAATAGAAATGATACTCATGCTACCTTTTTATGTATTTAAGTATGCTTTCTCCCTAGCTTTTTGGTTTTATTTAATAGTATTTACTCAACAATCTCAATGGTATGAGAATATAAGTGAAAAAATTAGGAGAAAACTTAATGGCGAATAATAAATTTAGTGAAGATGTAATTTTAAACAGAGCAAAGAACTATATAGATAGTACATATACTCAACACTATGGTAGTGGAAAGATTCAGACAACAGAGGTCACCTTTGATGCTGGACATGGAGAAAGTTTTTGTATAGGGAATATACTAAAATATGCTCAGAGATTTGGTAAAAAAGATGGCAAAAATGAAAAAGATTTATATAAAATTATTCATTACGCAATAATATTACTAGGCACTATGCATCAGGCAGAACTGCAAGAGCATAGAGAATTTGAAGACCACATGCAAGAAGGAGTAGAGTAATGAAAACAGTTTTAAAACATGGTATGGTTTTAGTTTTTGCATCATCAGTAATTTTATGTGCTGTTTTTTGGATTATA